CGATCCATTCGCTGCTAACTTAGACGCTAACCAGTACTACGTTATGGGTTACAAAGGTTCTTCACCTTATGACGCTGGTTTATTCTATTGCCCATATGTTCCTCTACAAATGGTAAGAGCAGTTGGACAAGACACCTTCCAGCCAAAGATTGGTTTCAAGACCAGATATGGTATGGTAGCAAACCCATTCGCTGAAGGTACAACTCAAGGTCTTGGTAGAATCACTGCTTCTTCCAACAGATACTACAGAAGAGTAAAAGTTACAAACCTAATGTAATTCAAACTTCTGTCGAGAATCAAAAAGACTCCCTCACGGGGGTCTTTTTTTTATGGGAAGGGATATTTTGTAAAGATTTCCTAATATCTTTACACACTTTTGGTTGTTTTTGCTTGCTTTTTGTTTCTTTTTGATATATAATAAGCACATGATCAATAAAAAACTAATGGCAATGAGTCATTCAGACTATGGTTTTGTTGACTTGAGTGACCAAAAAGTGCTTGCTCAGTTCCAACCATATAGCAAAAACACCAAAAGTGTTGACATAAGGTGGGATACTTGTCCACCTGGCCAAGGTTTCTTTGTACCTGTAGGTCCAGAAGAGTTCGCTCAAGGCAAAAAAAGACCAACTGTTCCTCAAAGATACAAAGGACAGTATAAAACACAAGCAATCAAAAGTGACCCAAGAGGTCAATGCGGTTACTTAGTCTCAAGATTTGTTAGACCACTAGGGACAGCACAATCTCAAGGACAACTACCACTATAGTATAACGGACTGCAACGCAGTCCTTTTTTTATGCTATGATAAATATGGTAGTACCACTGATTATGAACGATAAATTAAAAATTGATTCACATGAGTCACAGGATGTAAAGTGGAATCGTGGTCTAGATATCTTCATAGAGTCTGTTATTGCACCCGATTCCAAACTGAGGGGGTGTGCACACAACCAAGGTTGTTATAATGAACTTATGTGGGTTCGTGAAAATGTATTAGAATATCTGTCAACACTGAGACGTAAGTAATGCCAACAAGAAAATCTGTTCACCCTAGCACATATCAAGAGGTTTCTAACAGAAACTTCTTATCTGTTGTTGGGTTTAAATTTTTATTGAACAGATGTCCGAAAGTAGATTTCTACTGCAACACTGCAAATATACCTGAGGTTACACTGGGCACAGCTGTACAAAGTAATTACCTCAGAGATATACCACTACCAGGTGATAAGTTACAGTATGGTGATCTTAATATAACTTTCATGGTGGATGAAGATATGGAAAATTATCTTCAATTGTATCAGTGGATCACATCACTTGGTTATCCAGAATCATTATCTCAGTTTAGTGAACTCAAAGATACTGATAGACTACTTCCAGAACAACCTAGATCTGGTGATGCATTCAATGAGAGATCTGACGCTACTCTTATGATATTGAATAGTGATTACAACCCTAGTGTCAAAATAAAATTTAAGGATGTGTTTCCAGTATCTTTGAGTGCAGTTCCTTTTGATGCTACACAGGAACAGCAAACATACTATACTGCTACAGCATCTTTCCGCTATACTATTTTTGATGTGATTGACGTAAATGGAAAGAAAGTCTAGTCCCCTCTCTCTTGAAACCATACAGGAGATGTGGAACAAAGATTCGCAGATGAATCAAGATGAATTGGATAGTGAGTCACTAAAAATACCACAGTTACACGCCAAGTATTACAACCTATATAATACGATACTGCTCATGCGTAAGCGTGATGAGCAAGTATATTCTAGTTCTCTATTAGATAGACGTAAGTATTACACAGGGAAAGCAACAGCAGACATATATGCTCAAGAACCCTTTCCTTACAAGGTCAGAGACAAAGATGACCTCAAGTTATATCTCGACTCAGATCAAAAACTGAGTAAGGTCAAACTAAAGATTGAATACTACGACACCATGCTGAAGTATCTTGAAGAGATACTCAGGCAGGTATCCAACAGAACCTATCAGATAAAGAATGCAATTGAATGGCGACGGTTCTCTTCTGGTTATGGCTGATCTTGTACTTAGAAAGAAGAATGAAGTATATTTACAGATAGATTGTGATCCTCATATAGGATATGAGTTACAGGACGAATTTACATTCGATGTGCCTGGTGCCAAATTCATGCCACAGTATCGTAGTAAATACTGGGATGGAAAGATAAGACTTTTTAATTTGCAGAAGAGGGAGATATACGTAGGTCTTCTTGATAAGATAGTTGTATTTTGTCAACGATACAATTACGAGTATGAATTTGAGAACTCCAAATTTTATGGTTTGCCCTACCAAGAGACGGAATCAATCTCTCATGAGGGAGTAAAGGATTACCTAACGGGAATCTCGAAATACAAACCTCGTGATTATCAGGTTGAGGGTGTGACTGATGCATTACAAAAAAATCGTAGACTAATTATATCACCCACTGGGTCTGGTAAATCCCTGATGATCTATGCTATTACACGATACCACATGGAAAATCAAAGGTCAACTCTTATTGTTGTTCCTACCACTTCTCTTGTAGAACAGATGTATAAGGACTTTGTAGATTATGGATGGAACGTCAAAGACATATGTCATAAGATATATGCTGGAAAAGATCTGATGAGTAAACACCCAGTTATTATATCTACATGGCAATCAATATACAAGTTACCTAAAGACTGGTTCAATAGGTTTGATGTAGTCATTGGAGATGAGGCACATCAGTTTAAGTCTAAATCATTAGTAAGCATCATGACTAAACTCTATGACACAAAATACAGGTATGGTTTCACAGGTACGCTTGATGGTACACAGACTCATAAGTGGGTACTTGAAGGTCTATTCGGACCCTCTTATAAAATCGTCAATACTAAAGAGTTACAGGAGAAAGGTTATCTAGCACATCTAAACATCAGAGTGTTATTACTCAAGCATGATCCTATCACGTTTGATACCTATCAAGATGAAATAGAATATCTTATAACTCATGAAAAAAGAAATAAGTTTATAAGAAACCTTGTGTGGGACTTGAAAGGTAACACTTTGATACTCTACAGTAGGGTTGCTACCCATGGAGAGGTCTTGTACGATATAATAAATAAAGTTGAACGAAAGATATTTTTTGTTCACGGTGGAGTAGACGTTGAAGAGAGAGAATCAGTAAGAAGAATTACTGAAAAAGAGGACAATGCAATCATCATTGCATCCTTCGGCACATTCTCTACAGGCATCAACATCAAGAATCTACACAACGTTATCTTTGCATCTCCTAGTAAGTCTAGGATAAGAACACTTCAATCTATAGGTAGGGTTCTAAGAAAGAGTAAAGATAAACTCAATGCAACCCTATACGACATAGCAGATGATTGTAAGAAGGGATCAAAGCAAAACTATACTTTGAATCACCTGATTGAAAGAATCAAATACTACAACGAGGAGAAGTTTAGTTATGAAATTATTCAGATCAAAATCTGAAGACAACAAAGAACCATATGATGAGTTTATCGCTACGATAAAACTTGTTAGTGGTGAAGAAATTCTGACTAAAGTAATTGTAGATTATACAGATAAGGTAGAAAAAATAATACTCGACAATCCAGTCACATGTCAAGAGGTTCGCTCCCATGGAGCGAATGTACCCCTTGGGTACAAGTTTGAACCTTGGATGAAAATGTCAGATGAGGAGATATACATAATTGATCTAGATAAAATCATTACTCTCTCTGAAATTAAGGATGATTTAGTTATCAAAACTTATAATAATATTATTGATGGGGGATTCAAACGTCAGCATCCTGATCTTGACAGACAGATGGGGTATGTAAATAGTGTAGATAAAGCAAGACAGATGATAGAAAAGTTATATAAATCAGACTCTGCATCTAAAGAACCTAAGAAAGACCTATAGCTTGTCTTCTGAACAGCGACACTGTTAGTGTAACGGTATTTGCCAAGGTTGTCAAGAGGTGCTATAATTTGTGTATACAAAAGAACATAAATGGCAAGAAAAAGATCTGAGCACTATGTAAACAATAAAGAATTTCTTTATGCCATCGTTGCATATAAGAAATCCATCAAGGATGCAGAGGAAGCAGGTGAACCTAAACCTCGTATTACAAACTATCTTGGTGAATGTTTTCTAAAGATTGCTACACACCTATCATACAAACCAAACTTTGTGAATTACATGTTCAAAGATGATATGATATGTGACGGTATAGAGAACTGTGTACAGTACATAAACAACTTCAATCCTGAGAAATCTACCAATCCTTTTGCATACTTTACTCAGATCATACACTATGCCTTCCTACGTAGGATACAGAAAGAAAAGAAACAACTAGAGATAAGACAAAAAATTATAGAAAGATCTGGGTTTGATGAGGTGATGTCTGCTGATGAAGACGGTAAATCATCTGAGTATAACTCAATCAAAGATGCAATACAATACAGGAACTATAACAGATGAAACTTACACAGGAAATGATTAATGAGATCCAAAGACTCATGGAACATACCAAGAAAGATGGTAGTATGAATTGGGTTGATGGTGAAGATATAGAGATAAATTTAGCAGGTACATTTGCTGCAGACAGATTTATTGTCATCAAAAATGCATCAAAGAAACCGTACGAACCTTCACAACCTCATCCTAGATTTGATTATGAGAAAGGAGAATTCAAAAAGTGAAGGTCGCCATCATTACAGATCAACATCTTGGTTTCAAGAAGGGATCAAAATTATATCATGATTACTTTCTAAAATTTTATGAAGAAGTTTTCTTTCCAACTCTTGAAAGAGAAGGTATCACAACTATTCTCGATCTTGGTGACACTTTTGACAACCGTAAAGGTGTTGATTCATATTCATTGGATTGGGCGAAAAAACATTATTTCGATCCTCTGCATCTACGTGGCATTCGCATGGTTTCTATTGTCGGTAACCATACAGCTTACTACAAAAACACTAACGAGATTAATACTAACTATCTTCTACTACGAGAGTACGATAATATTACCGTATTTTCTGAATGCACGGAACTGAACGTAGGTGGGTTAGATATACTTTTCATACCTTGGATTAACGTCGAGAATGAGGTTAGTACATATGAAAAAATAAAGAAGAGTAAATGTAAAGTTGCTATGGGTCATCTTGAACTCAATGGATTCACTGCTACTCACGGTCATATCATGGAGCACGGTGCTGATTTTGAGATATACAATAAATTCAAGCAAGTCTTTTCTGGGCATTATCATACAAGAAGTAATAATGGTACGATCTATTACCTAGGTAATCCGTACGAGATGTTTTGGAATGATGTAAATGATAAGAGAGGGTTCCACATCTATGATACAGAAACCTTGAAACTCAAAACAATAAACAATCCATTCCAATTATACAAGGTAATCAATTATAATGATACCCCCAGACAACTAACAAATTTTACAGAGTACACTGACAAAATTGTCAAAGTTATCGTAAGACAGAAGAGTAGTGAAAAAGAGTATGATAGATTTATGAAAGCACTTGACAAAGCAAGACCTGTGGATGTAAAGATAGTGGAGAGAACAGATCATCTTGTCATAGCAGATGAGATGATAGATCAAACGGAAGATACCATGACACTTCTTACAAAATATGTTGATGATCTTGAAACTGATTTAGATAGACCTAGAATAAAGAAGGTCATCAGTGAAGTATATACGGAGGCACTAGAGTGCATATTATAACTGTCAAAGGCATGAGTCAGGAGGGTGCTTATGCTGTTGTCAATGAATATGGAGAAAAGGTTGTCTTCATGTTTGAGGAGAAGGATGACGCTGAAAGATATGCAACACAACTTGAAGCACAAGGTGATCCACCTATGCACGTCGTAACGCTAAAAGACAATGTAGCATTTGCTGCTTGCGAAAGAAGCGGAACAAGGTATACTGTTATTAGTAAAGAAGATCTCGTTATTCCACCACCAAAAGATGATAGAATTTAAGAATATAAGGTATAAAAACTTTTTATCATCTGGTAATTACTTTACTGACATTTCCCTCAATGCACATAAAGACACATTGATTGTTGGTAATAATGGTTCAGGTAAGAGCACTCTTCTAGATGCCCTGACATTCTCTTTGTTTGGTAAACCGTTTAGAAAAATAAGTAAAAGTCAACTTATCAATAGTATCAATGAAAGAGAAGCAAGGGTAGAAATAGAATTTTCAATATCCAACGTTGACTATAAGGTCATACGTGGTATCAAACCAAATACATTCGAGATATACAAAGATGGAAAAAAACTCAACGAAGACTCTTCTGCTAACGATCAACAAAAGTCTCTGGAAGGACAAATACTCAAACTCAACTACAAATCTTTCACTCAAATTGTTATACTTGGCAGTGCTTCTTTCGTTCCCTTTATGCAACTTAGTGCTCCACATCGCAGGGAAGTCATAGAAGATCTACTAGACATCAAGGTGTTCTCTAGTATGTCAGAGATACTCAAAGACAAACTGAAGGTCTGTCGTGATCGCATCAAAGTGTTGGAGTTGAAGAAGGAATCTTTTGCAGATAAAATAGTAATGCAAAAAAGATTTATCAAACAGATAGAGGAGGAGGGTGAGAATGACATTAGTAAAAAGAGACAAAAAATTGTTGATTGTGACGAAAAA